ACTTAGTGACCCAATTTAGTTTAGGTTGAAACAAGTGTTGTATGCGAACATGTGCGAGGTCAAGTAACTCGCGGTCCCGTTCGTGGAGCTGATGTCGGGCACAGGTGCCACAACGTTGCCACCACCGAAGTCGTACAGCTCCAGCGGGGACAGCTCCCCGATGTACCAGTTGTCAAGAACCAACAGGTCCATGCGGTTGTTGATTGCGGTCCACGATTTGTGGTACTTGCGTCCACCAAACGTGTCAGCGAAGGATTTCTTCGCCATATCCAGGGTCTTGTCCCCGTGAATTTCTTGCGCGTTCGCAATCTGAACGTTGTACATCAGGTTCGACTGAGCGAAAGCCTGCTCAGGGGGACCGTACCAGATTCCACTCTTGATGGAATCCGCATCAGGGCCGAGCGCACGTCCCAGGAGGACTTCAGCGCGCTGCGCGATGCCAGGGGTGATAGCCGCACCCGCCAAGTTAATGGTTGGTGTGGACAGACGACCCGGGTAAGACGCACGGTTCAAGCCAGCGATGAAGCCACTGTTTGAGTTCACATCCCAAGCTTTGATACCGAGGATGGATGCGCCCGTTCCATAGGTCGCGCCAGCAACCACAACGTAGTCCGTAGCTGCGACACCAGCGGGCAGAGTGGTGCTGAACCACAAAGTGTTCGTGGGGCCGTCAACATACGAAATAGTTGCGGTTCCGCCACGGTTAACACCACCTGTGGTGTAGAACTGAACAACCTGTTGGTCGGAGAAAGCCACAGCCACGTTCATCGGGGTGATGTACGAGGTCGATGCTCCGGTTCCTGAACCACTGGAAACCGTTGCTCCCACCGGGATCTGGTCGATCATCAAATATGTTACGCATATACCGTTTCTTAGTATATGCTCTGCATGTCACCATGCAGTTCAGACTATATCATACCTTTACGGTTCAGCAAACAAAGCTGATCTCTTAATTCTGTTCTCTTGGCATGAGCTTCGATGTACAAAGGGTTATCCGTCGTCAGCTTCAATCCCGGCTGACATCCATTTCTGCCCCCATATACTCGTTCGAACTCCAAACCAATCAGAGCCTGCTGCTTCTTAATTACAAGGTAAGGCAGCATGCCTTCCAGAACTTCTATTCGATTCTTCTTGCCTTTAGGCATCCATGCATACTGTGTACAGTGACCTTTTGCGTTGCGCTTAGCATCGCTAACGGAATAAAATCCGCCAAAGTTTGTAATCAGCCATTGCATCAGTTCCAACTTCGTGTTTGCTATTTTCACGTTCATCTGGAAAATAGTAGTACCGTTGTGGTTGTGACTGGTGCTTATACAGACGGTGCCTTCACCATCGAATAGCCCAGCCAGATACGACCAGAGTATTTCACTTGAGTTTTTCATAAAAGTTGTAGTGCTTCGATCTCACTTGAGACCTACTCCCTTGCGGGATAGTCGTTACACCTTCCTCAGTTCCGAGGAGCGGCTCGGTATTGTCTATAGCTGACCAAAACTATAGGTTTCCACCGAATTCTCTACATTTTACTCGGGCAGATTTTGTTTACCCGAGCCATCAGAGTTGATGAGCCCTTCTATGCCCTGCATAGCAGCATCGAGACTGTTTTTCATCTCTTGTGCCTTTCGGCGTCTTGTTACTGTACCTAATAAGGGTACAGGTGTACTCATTTCTGGTACACTCTGCATGTCGCCATGCAGGCCGGACTATTGCATCACTCTTTAGAGTGCCTCTTCGTTTAGTCTCTCACGGTGTAAGCGTTCGGTGACTTTTTGTAATGTCATCGTTCGGTTACTTCCGCCTCGTTGTCTACTAGAGAGTTTCGAGTCAATTAGAAGAAGTTTTATTGCCGCAAAGGTTTACGGCAAACAGACCTTTTTGCTTTGAATCTGTGGAAGCCTGGGCGAGCCAGGAAATTTCACCATATTGTTACTAAGTATACTAGGTACACTCGGGGAGTGCATTTCTGCTCCCTCTGCACATCGCTATGCAGTTCGGACTATAACTTCTTCACCCGTTAGTGAAGGTTGTCGTTTAGTCTCTACGGTAAAGTCAGCACCATAATTCTTATTCATATCACGAACAGAATGGATGATTTGCCAATCTCTCTCCGTCATGAATTTTACTCTCTGACCCTCTTCCCTGCGTTCCAGGTACTCAAGGACCAGCTCTGCTTGCTGCCTCTTACCACTGAGGTGCTTGAAGATGACGTTTAAGAAATACTTAGCAGAGTTCATACCCATCAAGTGGATGGCATATGGTCTCTTCTTTGCTTTCTTGTTCCATTCCTTTTTAGGCGAGTACACTTTGTACCTAATTGGGAGGTTTTTCAAAAGAGATTCGACAGCTTGGATTATCAGTGGGTTGGAGTTTGCCACCGCGCATACGTAAACTACGGGGGAAAATAGGACATTCACATTCGTTTTTGATTTGTGATACACGAAAGTGATGCATCCTTCCCCATCCATAATTCCAGCGAGGTATCCAACTTGCATATCTGATAAACTCTGACTTCTTACCACGGTATTTTCTACACTCATATTTACCTCATGAAATGCTAGGTTTTCACCGTTACGGACAACTTTTAAACGCCCATGAATTTTAGACGTTGAACAGGTACACAGGCGCTAAAGCGAACGATGCCCACTGAGATCCGGTCCCACGGCCCATACTGTCCGCGTTACCAGTTCCCTGACTGATTGCCGCACCAGACTGCACGCGGAAAGGTACACGGAACGATGCACGAACTGTGCCACCAGCGTTCGATTGATTGCTAACGGGGATAGATGTAGCCTCAGCTTTAAAAAGGCTGTAGGCAGTGGTGCCATGGAAAACCAAATCCTTTATTTGTTACGTACTAAGTACGGTACAGTCATTTCTGCTGCACTCTCATAGTTTCGATTTCTATGAGAACGGACTATCGCATAACCTTTCGGTTCCCTCTCGCTTAGTCTCTCAGGCTGCTTTCGCTTGCCCCTTGTTGGCATTTCAGCTTCCAAGTCAATCAGAGTGGGTTTATAATCCCCAATTTTGTTTAGGGATTTCCTTAGCAAACTTTTTTCAAAAAAGGAATACTGACGCCTTTGCTATTTAATAGCGTCAAGTTCAACTGCTTCAACAGCAGCTTCCAAAAGTGCCATACTATTATTTCCTTTGATACAAGATGTACGCCTTAGGCTTCTGAGTGCCTATCACGCCACGGTGGAAAACGTCCCACGCGCTGAGTCATCTTTAGTACAGCAATATACCTGCGCCCATATTTATAGTGTTGTCGCCACTGCCGTCAGGATTCTTGCTTAAAACTAAACTCTATTTGCACGATCTTTGGCGCATATTCTGCACCCACCACTGGGAAATGTATTCTCAGAAGTTTTCTCGTGTACGCAGACCATTCTGGGTCTGCCAGTAATCTTCTTTCGAGAGTCTTCAGAAAGGGTCTTGCCTAGATGAGCTTTACTCATCTTCTCCTTCGTCTCTTCTGAATGCACTCTTCCCACAGATCTTGTGTTTCCTATGAGGGAAGCACTAATCTTTGCCTTAGCTTCTGGAGTGTGCTCAAACTCAGCACCGGGATGACCCAGAAGTCCTTTGCTAATCTTGGATCTTGCCTCGACACTCATCTTCCGTCCATGCATTACCCCAGTACCACCTAGGGCAATATTGTAGCCAAACGGACGCACGGTATGCCATTCCTCAATAAGGTTCTTTTCCCAGAAGTCAAGATCTTCTTTATCTTTACAAAATCTAACCAACTCAATCTTGAAATTTTCAATACCATGTTTTTTCAAAGAATGATGCAAATAGCTGCCTCTGCTTCTGCTATGCTTTCCTAGAGCATCGTAAATATGCTCCGTCCATCTTTGGTCTATGGTCTTTGTAGTCTGCCCTACGTATGCCAAACCGTTTTCAATGTTGGTGATCAGATAAATTATTCCCTGCATATCGTCCTCCTCAATAGGTCGAGCAAGGAGGTGATTGTGGCACCTCCCGCCCTAGCCCGAGATGATCAAGGCTCAGGATATTTCAAAACTAAAGCTTCTTAGCAACGCTCGTGACAGCAGTAGTAGCCGTCTTACTAAACCACGACTTGACTTTTCGGCCAACAGCTGGCGTAAAACAACCTACCAGCCAACCTGCACCAGCGTACAAAAGCAAATGCAACATGTTTTTTCTCCTTGAAATTTTACAGCGTCTCAGACGATGCGCCACAGTCCTGTGCTTCAACTGCAGCCGTAGCTCCAGAGCCAGCCAGCGTGACCACAAGAGTTGCGGTTGGTCCATAACCAGTAATGCTGGCAATGGTTCCAAGAACCGTAACCTGATCACCAACGTTCATAGGTTTCCCTGCGCGGGAATTGGCCTGATTGCTTGCGGGAATCGACATAACTTTTTCTCCTCGGTGTGCTCATTGGGGCTTTCGGATTTTCCTAGGTAGCCCCAAACCTGTCTAACTTACACCTTGCGCCACGTAACGAACTTCCCAGGCTGTCCTTTCACAGTCGGCTTCAAATATGCCTTGCCTGTGATCATCAGCATTTCTGCATCGGGTTTTCCTTTTGCATCAATGTGATCCCAATCAATAGAATCACGCCCTGGTTTCTGCGGCACATAAATAGGTTTGCCCGTAGCTGCCGCTGCGTTTTCAACCTTGGCCACCGCTGCTTTCTTGTCCGCAGCCGCTGCCACACGACCCGCTGCAGCTCCACCTTTGGTATAACCAGGGTACATTTTGCTCACGGTGTCTTGCACGATACCTCGTGCGATGGAAGCCACACGCGCCTGATGGTATTCCTCAATTTTGGCACGGTCGGGAGTTTTTGATCCCCACATAGCTTTCATTTGAATCTGATATGCATTGTCGGACTTCAATGCAGCATACAAATTCTGCTTCAAAGTGTTACCAAGAGGCATAAGGTTTTCTTTGCCGTAACCTTTGAAAAAAGACATCTTCAAAAACGGTGCCAACTCTGCACCCAACAATTTATTGTTGTGAGATTCGCAAACCTTGGCTACACTGTTCTTGAATTCTGTGCTCTGGTTTGTCTTGAATTCTTCTTGCTGCCTCAGGAATGCTTTGCGATCATCTTCAAGCTTCTGGCGTTCAGGAGAAACTTCAGCCGCTTTGGCCGCTTTGTTCTTCTCTTCCAGATTCTTGAACCAACCACCCATATCATCCGAAATGTCTTTGCAAATTTGCAGAGCCTTTGCCTGGGCTGTAGCTTTGACTGCCGGATCGGTGGAATTCAAATCTGCATTTGTAAAAACCTTCGCAAACGCCTGGAGTACAGTCGGCATATTCGCGCCAACCATCACGGCCAAAGCATGAGGCTCGATGAGAGTCTTGTATGCGGCTTCGTCATGCGTCTTTACAGCATCTAGGAATGCAGGAGCCAATTTGCCAAGGGCATTGAGCTTTCCCTGCGCCTGTAGATCCTCCACGATATCCTTAATCAACTCAGGATTGCCTTCGTACAACTTAGCATCACTGGCCTGAGCGGCATCACGCACTCCAGTCAATGCTTCATAGCCTTCGACTCCACCAATCAAATCCGTGAATTCTTTAGCAGACTGCATTTCCTTAACACCACCAGGAAAAATTTGCTTTGCAGCCTCCCAACGCTCATACGCGCCGTGCAGCTGCTTGGTCATTCCAGCATTGCTGGCATTCGCATCACGGAAGGCCTTCAGAGCCTTACGCACTTCCTGTGGAGTCTTTTCACCAAACTCTTTATCATCGGCCTCTGTGGTTACCTTCTTTTCTACAGGTTTTCCATCAGCACCTAATTCGGTTTTCGGGGTACCATCAGCATTGGTCTCTCCAACCTTGGTTTCCCCTACATTGCCTTCTGTTCCATCCACGGCAGGTGTTTCAACACCAGTATTCGCGTCTACAACAGGGGCTTCAACTACAGCTTCTGAGCCAATTGTTTCCAGGCTCGCAAAATCCAGTACGGATTCGGACAT